GTTTGGATTATAAATTCATCACCAATAAGAAGTGTAAGAAATGAATTAGCTAAAAGGTTAAATGCTAATATTGTTTACCTTAAAAGAACTAAGGAGGAATGTTTAAGAGTAGCTGAAAACGAAAGACCAGAGGAGTGGAAAGGTTACATTGAAAACTACTTTGAAAGATTTGAAGATATTGAAGAGAATGAAAATATTAATATTATTGAAGTAAAGGCATTAAGTGATATTGATTTAACACCAACTCAAGGAATGATTGATGAGGCAAGAAAGGGACTTGAGTGGAGAAAAGAATTTGGAAGAGGTGGGACTGAGGTTGGAATCCGCACAGCACGAATGATAATAAACAATGAACTCACTCCAGATAGAGTAACAAGAATGTTTAGTTTTCATTCAAGGCATCAGGTAGATAAAGAGGCGGAGGGCTACAACTCGGGAGAAAAGGGCTACCCATCTAATGGGAGAATCGCAATAGCTCTATGGGGAGGTGATGCTGGCTTTTCTTGGTCAGAAAGAAAGAGAGCTGAGATAGTAGAGGAGGAAGAAAAAAGAGTTAGTGCTAAAATAAAAACAGCATTAGAGAATAAAAGAGATGAGCATAATGAAGAGATTAAAGAACTTAGTTTGGATTGGGATGCTTCTGTTACTTTACCAATGTTGGAAAAGGTATTTGATAGAGGGGTTGGGGCTTATAATACTAATCCTCAATCAGTAAGGCCATCAGTTCAATCACCTGAGCAATGGGCATTAGCAAGAGTTAATAGTTTTTTATATGCTATGAAAAAAGGTAAATTTAGAAGCGGTAAGCATGATACTGACTTGCTACCAAGTAATCATCCAGTAAAAAAAGAAATGGAAGAAAAAAATTTAGATATGAATATAGATTGTAATGATTGTTTTAGAAACAAAAGAGAATTAGTAGGTACAATGATAACAGATGGAATTGAAATGCCATTGTTTAGTACAAAAGAAGAAGCTGAGAAAATGGCTGAAGAAATGGGAGGAAGCGGCTCACACATTCACACCTTAGACGGCGAAGAATATTTTATGCCATTTGAATCACATGAGCAGATAATGATGATAATGTCAGGTGATGAAGAGATGGAAGAAAATGCTTATAAGAAAAAAATGAAAAAAGATGAAGATGAAGAAGAAAAGTCTTTTAGAAATAATAATCCTAATGTAGAAAAAAGAACATTTAATCTTGAAAGTAAAATTGAAACAAGAGAGGTTGATGGTAAAGAAAGAAATGTTGTTGTTGGTTATGGTAGCGTTTACAATTCCAGAAGCGAGAATCTTGGTGGCTTTTATGAGTATATCTCAGAGGGTGCTTTTACTGATGAACTAATAAATTCATCAGATGTAAGAGCATTAATTAACCATGATCCAAATTTAATACTTGCAAGAAGCAAGAATGGAGAGGGAACTCTAAAACTAAAAGCAGATGCTAAGGGATTAAGGTATGAGTTTGAAATGCCAGATACATCTTATGCAAGAGATTTATTAATCAACATGAAAAATAATAATTTAAATCAAAGCTCTTTTGCTTTTACTATCCCATCTGGTGGGGATGAGTGGAGTTCAGATGATGCTGGTAATAATATAAGAACAATAAATAAAATAGATAGATTATTTGATATCTCTGTTGTTACTTACCCAGCATATAGTCAAGCGGATTCTGATGTAATGGTAGCACAAAGGGGATTGAAAGAATATAAAGAAACAAAGAAATTAGTCAAGCATTCTCTTCTTGGACTAAAAATTGAAATAAATAAGAGAAAATAATAATTAAAATTAAATTTAAATGAAAACATCAATTGAATTAAAAGAGTTACGTTCTGACATAATCTCACAATTGGAGAATATCAAAGATGTTGCTTCAACTGAGAAGAGGGACTTAACTGAAGACGAAAACAATCAAGTTGATGGATTATTAACAGAGGTTGATAATCTTGATACAAAGATTGAAAGAGCTGAAAAAATGGAATCTATTAAAAGAAATAGTGCTGTTGTTTCAGGAGTAGAAACTAAAAAAGTAGAAAAGGAAATAAGAGATTATTCTTTCCAAGATGCTTTGAATCAAGCTGCTACTGGTAGAATAGAAGGACTTGTAAAAGAAATGGATCAAGAGGCAAGAAATGAATCAAGATACACTGGCCAATCATTCAAAGGAGTTGGTATTCCTTCAAGTATATTAACAAGAGCTGCTGTTGCTACTGCTGCTGGTAATGCTACTGAAGTAATGGCTTGGACTGACCAATTAGAAGCTAATCTTGTTTTAGCAAGTGCTGGAGCTAATTTTTATAGTGGAGTGAACAATATGAAGTTCCCAGTATTCTCAGCTATAAATTCTGGCTTTGTTGCTGAAACTGGTGGTTCTGCTCCAGCTGCAAATGGAGAAGCTACATCATTAACATTAAGCCCTAAAAAGCTAATATCTATTGTAAACGTATCAGCTGAGGCTGTTACTCAAAACGCATCTATTGAGGCGGCATTGAGAAGAAACATGGCTGCAAGTGTAGCTGCTACAATGGAATCAGCTTTCTTAGCTAATGATGATGTAAACAATGCACCAACATCATTATTTAAAGATGCAACATCTTCAGCAACATCAGCAATTTCAGTTGCTAATGTTCAGAAAATGGAAACTGATTTATTAGCTGCAAGTGTTTCTTTAGAGGGAGCAAGAATGGCTTACATAATGAATCCAGCGGCTTACTCTGATGTTAAATCATTAGCTCAGGTTGCTTCTGTTTCTCCATTATATGATAATGCTGATAAAAGATTAAATGGATATTTTGCATTTATTACATCTAATCTTAACTCAGGTGGTACTGCTTCAAAAACTGCTGCTTTATTTGGAGATTTCTCTAAAGTACATATTGCTCAGTTTGGAGGTTTAGATGTTATTTATGACATTTATTCAGGTGCTGGAACTGGAGAGCCAAGATATGTTCTTACATCTCTTGTAGATGCTGGAGCTGTACAGGCTGATACTTTCCACAAAAACTTGGAGGCATAATAATTAGTATTAATTAAAGGGGTGGCTTAATACCCATCCCTTTTTTTTTAAATTTAACTATGAGAGCATTTAAAGTAGTAACAGCAGCAACAGAAAATCCAATAACATTAACTGAGGCAAAAACTCATTTAAAGGTTGATACAACAGCGGATGATACATTTATCACTAATTTGATTAAATCAGCTACATCATCAGCTCAAGAATACACTAATAGATTTTTTATTCAAACGACTATTCAACAAGTTGGAGATAAGTGGGAAGATATAAGTAATCTATTTAAATCACCTGTTTTAAGTGTTACTAATATTAAATATGTTGATCCAGATGGAACATTACAAACATTAAACACAGATATTTATTTTCTTGATGATGTAAACAAACCAGCAAGAATAGGATTAAAACCAAATCAATCATATCCTCAAATTATTAATAGACTAAATGCTGTACAAGTAAACTATATTGTTGGCTTAGCGGCTGGACCAGATGAGGTTGATGAGGGTATAAGACAAGCTCTATTATTAACTATTGGTAATTGGTATCAGAATAGGCAAGCGGTTGTAACTGGAACAATAGCCACAGAGCTTCCAATGAATGCTAAGTTTTTATTAGACCAATATAAAATACAAGTATGCAGATAGGGCATCTTGATAGAAGAGTTACTTTGCAAAACTATTCAACTACAAGAAACGTATATGGTGAGTTAATAGAATCTTATAGTACATATAGAGAAGTTTGGGCTAAAGTAGATTTTACTGGAGGTAGTCAATCAGATGAATTTGATAGAATTACAGCAATAAGCAAAGTAAAGTTTTTTATTAGAAACCTTGACTTAGCAGACTTAACCGAAAAAACAAGAATAAGTTATGATAGTAAACTATATTACATTCAAGCAATAAATGAGATTGAGGGAAGAGAGAGTTTTTTAGAAATAATAACTGAACAAAGAGATTAAATGAGTTTTAGTAGAGCAACAGAAAAAGTAACATTTAAGATGGAGGGTTTGAAAGAACTACAAGATTTATTTTCTCAACTACCTAAAACTTTGAACAATGATAAGATGTTCAATAAGTTCTTTAGGGAAAACTCAAAACCATTAATTAAAGAAGCCAGAGCTAATCTTGTAAAAGAAAAAGCTGATAAGACTGGAAGATTAAAAAGATCAATAGGTTATTTTACAACGAGAAGATCAAGAAAGTTCTTAGGGGGTTTTGTTGGCCCAAGAGTAAAAGGAGCTTTTGGGGCTGGTAAAAAAAGTAAATCTGGTCAAGGTAAATCAGGATTCTATGGTGCTTGGATTGAGTATGGTGATGAGGTAATGTTTGGAGGAAGAGGGCCAATGAAAAGAGCTAAGAAATACTTTGAACCAGCTTTTCAATCTACTAAAGGTATAATGTTAAAAAATACTTTTAAAGATGCTGAGAAAGTAATTGAAAGGTCTGTAAAAAGCTATGCAAAGAGAACTGAGAAATATGGAATATTTGGAAGATAATGAAAGTAGGATTAGCATTATATAGTTTATTAAGTAGCAATGGCGAGGTTAGCTCAGTTGTTGGAACAAGAATCTTTCCAAACGTAGCTCCTCAAACTACTACATTTCCATTCATTATATATGAAGTGGATGGTGATGATCCTAATGATACAAAGGATGGAGTGAGTACAGTAGATGTAAATAATGTTACTGTAAGTTGTTATTCTAAATCATATAGTGATGCAAGTGATTTGGCATTAAAAATAAGAACTGCATTAGATAGACAAAGCGGAACTCATGGAGGGGTTTTAATTCAATCCATCCAATATGATAGTTATAATGATATTTTTGATGATAATCATGAGGACGGGGTATTTAGGAAAGCAATAGATTTTAATGTAAGAATTATAAATACAGCATAATGAAATATAAATTAGAAAAGAATTTAAGAATGTTTGGTAAAGTTTACCAAGCTGGTGAATCAGTTGAATTAAAAGAAGAGGATTATAAGAGGCTCAAGAAATTGAGTTATTTTAAAACTAAAAAAAAGAAAGTAAAAGATGGCGACAATAACAGTTCAGACGATAACTGAAAGCGGAATAACTCCCACCTTTGCAAGTGCAACGGCTGAAGGGGATGTAATGGATAATGATGGAAAGACCTTTCTCATGATTAAGAATGGAGGGGGTGGCTCTATTACTGTTACTGTAACAGCTCAAGTTACATCATTTGATGTTGGTGCTTTCGGACCATTAACAAAAAGCAATGCAACTATTGCTGTTGGTGCTGGTGCTGAGGGTATGATTGGACCATTTGCTCCTTTAGCTTTCAATACAAATGATTCACAAATAAGTATAACTTATAGCGGAGTTACAAGCGTAACTGTTGCAGGGTTTAGATTAGATAATTAATTAATTAAATAAATAAATAGAAATGGCAATTTTAAATGGAACTGAATTAAAAGTGTACAGCTCTGGGACAACTAACTTAGTAGCTTTTGCACAAAACTGTACTTTGACAGTTAATCAAAGTATAAGAGAAATAACTAACAAAGAATCAGGTGGATTCAAAGAATCATTAGAGGGATTGAGAGATTTCACTATTGATGTAGATGGAGCTTATGCTTGGACTGATGCAAATGGATCACCTTTATCTAATGGTGCTGATGATGTACTTGAAACTAATGTTTTGAATGCAAGACAAACAGTAGATTTTATCTTTGGGGATACAGATGCAACACATGATGTAAATTATACTGGAAAAGGATTTATTACATCTGTTAGTTTGACAGGAGGAACTGAAGATACAGCAACTTATTCTCTAACAATTGAGGGAACTGGACTTTTGACTCAAAATGTTGTTTAATAATAACTTTTGGTGGAGGTGCTTGGTAATTCTTTCGGTGAGTTACTGAGCATCAAAACCATTTTAAACACTTACTGAAATGAATTATAAAATAATAACAATAGGCAAAGAAGACCATCCGATTAAGTTTGGCTTCAATGCTTTAAGAAAATATTCTAAAATGACTAATACATCACTTGCGGACTTAGATAAACTTGGGCAAGAGATGACTTTAGATAATGCTTTGATTTTAATGTATTGCGGAATAGAAGATGGTTACAGAGCTTCTAAGCAAGA